GTTGTCTCTGTAGCCATGCAATGTTACTGTACTGTAATTGTACAAAATGCAGAATCTACAAAGGTATATTTCAGGCCGTGGTTTAAAAGCTCACATGCCCAGAGTTCTTTACGAGTTCCAGATGGTCTTTGTTGTTAGTAGAATTTCGACAGCCATAGCTCATCTAGTTCTTCAAACGGTTGAATGATTGGATACCACCGTGACACCCTCTGAGTCAGCAATTCTTGTTGCCTTAGTAGCGAGAGGGCCACGTTTGTCTTGTCCAGTAGTCCGGTATAATACACATTTCCATGATGATACGCTTGTGACAGAGCAGTTCTAAGATTTTCATATTGGGCTTCAAAGGCCCGTTCAGGTGTCTTACTTTTTCTCAGCCAGTTAATTTCTTCGTGGATGGTATCGGTTGTAAGTGGCGCTAGCATACGGCTGGTAAAGGCAATATGCGGCAACCACTGTCTTTTCAAGTAGGACACATCATTAGTCAAGTTCGAGAAGTCGGGTTGTTGGCCTCCTCTTTTCAAAGCATCAGTATAGACAATATTGTGTTGCGCAAAGTATTCCTTTAGGGTGTTAAAGTTAAAGAATTGTTGATATTCATAACTAGGCGCAATCACATGATCGTCTCCGTAGAACGTAAATTCCACATTGTCTTTTAATTCGAGTAAGTCCAATTGGACTCCTTTCTCTCTTGCAATCGAAATCAGTGCCACGATCATGTAAATCCAGTTACACAGTCCATTGATGTCCGCAGTTATCGGAACTCCTGAAGGGAGTCCTTGGTTCTTTTGGGCAACAACATTTCCATAGATGGTCTTAAGATGGATCATCATTTCAAGGAGGGTGTATCTAGCTCTAGCATTTTCGGGGCCATCATCATACCAAAGGTTTATCACCTTTACGGCTTCATACATTACATTCGGATCAAGCTTTCCATCCCAACCTTTAAAGTCTCCAGCCACAACGTTACCACCAAAGCGGTTAAGTCGTTCGTGAAGAGCCGTCCAGTCAGGGCTTTCAG